TTGGTGTTACTGGTCCAATTGGTGTTACAGGTCCAGTTGGTCCAACAGGTTCAACAGGTCCAATCGGGGCTACGGGCCAACAAGGAATTCAAGGAATTCAAGGTGAAATTGGTGTAACTGGTCCAATCGGTGCTACTGGCCCTGTAGGTGCTACAGGCGCCGTAGGTGTTACTGGCCCAATCGGTGTTACTGGTCCAATCGGTGTTACTGGCCCAATTGGTGCTACAGGTCCAGTTGGCGCAACAGGCCCACAAGGAATTCAAGGCGAAGTTGGCCCAACAGGTCCAACAGGTTCTACAGGTCCAACAGGTGCTGATTCAATCGTTCCTGGACCAACAGGTGTTACAGGTCCAATTGGTGCTACTGGTGCTACTGGCCCTATCGGTGCAACGGGTGTTAGCGGTCCAACGGGTGCTACGGGTGCTACTGGTCCTCAAGGTTACACAACTGGCCGTTACTATTATTTCAACGAATCAATTACTGAACTTGCTGGATTTAAGCAATTAGGTACTGAACCAACAACTGCTGCAATGGCAACTGTCACAAACTCTGTTGCTGGCAACTCAACTGAACTGATGCAGCAATACATCAGCGAGCCATTTGGTTTTACGCTCATTCCTGCAGGCGCTCAGCGTTTTTCAGTATTCTTTTCAAAGCCAACAAACGGTTCAGATGTTTATGCTTTTGCACGCTTGAAGTTAGCAAATAATGCAGGAACTGTTCTTGCCACAATTGGCGATACAGATTCAGTTCTTATTCCTTACGATGGCGCAAACCCAATGCTTGCTCAGCTTGAGATTGTGTTGCCAAGTTCGGCAGTATCTGCAACAGATCGTATGATTGTTGAATTATATAATCGCAATGATGATGGCACTGCTCGAACAATTAACTTTTACACTGAAGGCTCACAACATTATTCTTATGTAATTACCTCACTGCAAGCCGTTGAAGGCCCTGTCGGCCCAACTGGCCCAACTGGTGCTACTGGACCAATTGGTGCTACAGGCGTTACAGGTCCAACTGGACCTATCGGTGCTACAGGTGCATCAGGTGCTGATTCAATCGTTGCTGGCCCTACAGGTCCAACTGGACCAATTGGTGCTACTGGACCTGCTGGTGCAAGCGGTGCAAACGGTGCAGATGGCGCTACGGGTGCCACTGGCCCAATCGGTGCCACTGGCGCACAAGGGCCTGCAGGCATTGATGGTGCCACTGGCCCATCAGGTGCTGCAGGTGCTACTGGACCTGTTGGAGCCACTGGGCCACAAGGAATTCAAGGTGAACAAGGTTTGGTTGGTGTCACTGGACCAATTGGTGCTACTGGACCCGTTGGTGCTACTGGACCGCAGGGAGTAACTGGAGATGTTGGACCTACTGGTGTTGTTGGTGCCACTGGCGCTGTTGGCGCTACTGGCCCTGTTGGAGCTACTGGACCGATAGGTGCTACTGGACCTGCTGGTGTTGATGGCGCTACGGGTGCTATTGGACCTGTTGGTGCTACTGGACCTGAAGGTGCCACTGGACCTGCTGGAGCTACAGGCCCCGCTGGAGCCACGGGCGCTACTGGACCAGTCGGTGCTACTGGTGCTACAGGCGCCAGCGGCGCTGCAGGTGCCGCCGCTGCTGTTTCATACTCATACAGTGCCACCGCTGGACAAACAACATTTAGCGGCAGCGATCTAAACTCACTGACTCTTGCCTACACAGTAGGTGCCGAGCAGGTTTATCTCAACGGTGTGCTTCTTGTACGCACTACCGACTACACCGCTACCAATGGCACATCAGTTGTGCTGGCACTTGCTGCAACCCTAAATGACACTTTGGTTGTAGTTGCCTATGGCGCTTTCAATGTGGCCAATACCTACACAATTGCACAAGCCGATGCAGCATTTATTCCTGATGCAATCGTTGATGCAAAGGGTGACTTAATTGCTGCTACTGCTGCAGATACTGTTGCAAGATTAGCAATAGGCAATAATGGTGAAACTCTCGTAGCAGATTCAACAACTGCGACAGGGTTAAAGTACGGCAGACCTACATCTCTTGGTTGCTATTTATACAAAACCAATCAAACTATTGCTACTGCTGCACAAACCGCTATAACTTTTGAATATGAAGTTTTTGACACAAGTTCGTTTCACGATAATTCAACAAATATTTCTAGAATTACAATTCCAGCAGGCTTGGGAGGAAAATATTTATTCAATTGTCAATGGGCATTTGGCGCAAGTACAATTGGTCAACGAGTAGGTTATTTGGTTAAAAATGGATCAGGAATAGATAACTTGCAAGTTGAAGGAGGATACGCCTCATTTCAATCAAATGTTGGTTATTCAGTAGTGTTGTCTTTAAGTGCTGGGGATTATGTAGAGATGCACGCATACCAAGACACAGGCGGTAATTTGTCAGTCTTAGGAACTGCACAGTTTTACACAAGTTTTCAAGCAATTTATTTAGGAGCATAAGATGAGTATTTATGAAACAATAATTGCAACATATACAGAATTAACTGCTGAAGATTTTCTTCCACATAGCGGTTCAATTTTGCTTGCAGATGACGGTGATGGAATTGTTTATCTTGCAAAATGGGAATACTCACAACCATTGCCTGAAGGATTGAAGGTAGGTAAATAATGACTAGAGCAAGAGATACCGCCGATACACAAGACAACCTCGGCGGGGCGGTGGCACCGTTTGTTGCTGGCAAGAATGGTTTTATTAACGGTGGGTTTGACATTTGGCAACGTGGTACTTCTTTTGTGCCAACAACAACGGCTTTTGGTCCTGACCGTTGGCAAATTTATCGCAACACGACAGGTTCAACTGCAAGCCGTCAAACACCAGGTGCAACCTTGCCACAGTTTCAGTATTGCGCCCGTATGCAGCGTGACTCGGGTACAACTGCAACCAACTCTGCAAGTTATGCAATGAGTTTAGAAACATCTGAATCATTAAAATACGCTGGGCAAACTGTCACTTTAAGTTTCTATGCAAGAGCAGGTGCAAACTTCAGCGGTAGTGGCGCAAGTTCAATGCGTATTTATTTAGCGTACGGAACAGGTACTGACCAAAATGTTGTTAGCGGTTTTACAGGTGTTGTTTATTTAGTCAATGGAACAGTAACTGCAATTACTACATCTTGGGTTCGCTACTCATTTACAGTAGCCGTACCATCAACTGCCACTCAACTAGGTTTAGAATTAAACGCTCTGTGGAGCGGTACTGCTGGTGCTGCAGATTTCTTTGAAATCACTGGCGTCCAACTAGAACTCGGCTCCGTAGCAACCCCATTCGCCCGCGCTGGCGGCTCAATCGGCGGGGAGTTGGCATTGTGTCAGCGGTATTACTACCGACAAGGTGGAGATAGTCTCTATCCCTTTTTTGCTTTAGGCATTGCTTCAGGTACAACGCAATCAACACACGCAATAGTTTTTCCAGTAACAATGAGAGCAGTAGCCTCATCAGTTGATTATTCAACTTTAGGTGTACAACAAAATGGTGGAGCAGGTGTAACGGCTGTAACTTCTGTGAGTATAAATACTAATTACACAAGTAGAAACTCTTGCACACTTTATTCTAATGTTGCTGCTGGCTTGGTTGCTACTACTACTTATACCTTGCAAGGCAATAATAGTACATCTTCTTATCTCGGATTTAGCGCGGAGTTGTAAAATGGATAATGTAACTTTTATTGAAGTTGAATCAATGGGAATCACAGAAACCCACGCCATAATTGACCACGGCAACGGGGAATTTACTTCAATGCTAAAAAGCACTTATGACGAAATGATTGCAGCTCAAGGTACACAACCAAACATCTAAACACAGATTCGGGGGAATCAAATGCGTTTTCACATCGTGGCATTGCCACACACACAGGTAACAAAAGAGTTTGCAGGGTGCGCTTTTACTGAAAAGGTGCGCCGATTCTGCATAATGATGCACGATCTAGGCCACGAAGTATTTTTGTATGCGGGTGAAACAGTCGAGGCACCAGTTACCGAGCTAATCACCTGCGTTGCAGATAGTACGCGGGCGCAGGCGGTGGCAACTGTTGCGCACTACACGCAGTTCCCGTTTGAGGGTGCATTGTGGGATGAGTTCAATGCCAACGCCATTGCTGGCATCGCCTCACGAATTGAAAAAGAAGATTTCATCTGTCTCATCGGCGGCAGCGCACAACAGCCAATTGCCGATGCCTTTCCTCAGCATTTGTCAGTGGAGTTTGGCGTTGGCTACGGCGGCGTGTTTGCCAAGTTTCGTGTGTTCGAGTCTTATGCCTGGATGCACTCAATCTATGCAGGGTGGAAAAACCCAACAACTGCCGATGGCCAGTTCTACGATGCGGTCATTCCAGGGTATTTAGAACCTGAAATGTTCCCATTGGGAGATGGCAAGGGAGACGAGCAGGGCGAGTATTACTTGTTTATTGGTCGGCTTATTGATCGCAAGGGTTACAGAATTGCACAAGAAGTTTGCCAGCGTTTAGGCAAGCGCCTTATCTTGGCTGGGCCTGGTGAGCAATCAGGGTACGGCGAGTTTGTAGGTTCAGTTGGACCTGAACAACGAGCTAAGTTGATGGGTGGAGCAATAGCAACATTTGCCCCTACCCTTTATGTTGAGCCATTCGGTAATGTGGTCATTGAATCCCAAGCCTGTGGCACACCTACAATCACAACTGATTGGGGCGCTTTCACAGAGAATAACCCTGCAGGTTCAGGCATCAGATGCCGCACCTTGCAAGAATTTATGCAGGCTGCTGAATCTGTCAAAGATTTAGACCGCGCCGCTATCCGTCAGCGTGCAGTTGACACCTACAACCTTGATACTATCGGCCTTCAATACGAGGCATACTTTAAGCGCCTTTTAACCCTTTGGGGCGATGGCTGGTATGAGATGGGGGATAAATGAACCGAGGCGAAGTATTAGATGAGGCCAAACGCCTAACTTATGGTGATCGCAATGTTTCCTACGATGAACCACGCATCAACCATAAGCGCATTGGTGTAATTTTAGGAATTATTTTAGAACGATATGTTGAGACAGCACAACCAGGCGATGCAGTGCCACCTGAAGTTGCAGCTTTATGTATGGCTGGAATGAAACTTGCACGACTTTCTGCAATGCCCAATCATTTAGATTCAGCCGTGGATTTAGCAGCGTATGCCGCAATTTGCGCTGAACTTGCTCAACACATAGATTAAGACTTAGGCGCAAAACGCCCCCATAGAAAAACCCCCTGCAGCCGTTCCTGCGGGGGGTTTTTCGTTTTCCAATTACTTGATGTAATCGCGCAATGCCTTGTGTATGACTGCGCTAACGGTTGTGCCTTGTTCTTTTGCTTTGGCTTGTACCGATTGCCAAAGGTCGGTGGCCACGCGGATTGACCTATGTGGTGTCATAGAACCACGCACTCAGTCATTGAACCCCAACACCAGCCAAGAAACTCAGCACTAGGGGCATCAATGCCAACCCACCAAAGGTTTGCAGCAACCTGCAATACAACAAATAAACCAACTGCAATTGCTATTGCTCGTACTTGCTTACCACGCTTTGTAATCATTACATCTGCTCCAATTCATCAAGGTATGCAATTGCAAGTGCAGAGTTAACAATTGCTCTGCGTAGTGCTTGTTTCATCTCTGATGGGTCACCACATAAAGAGGCTTCATTAAGATCAACGCTGATGTGATACATATTGGTTGTTGCTTCGCTTAGTAATGTTTTCATTGCACCCATTTTAGTTATTCTCCAAATTCGCTAGGTATGCCTCAAAACAAAGTAAGCACATACTTACCTTTTCAACTGATTCAAACTGGACTTTGCAACCGACACATACGCATCTGTAATTGGTGCTAAACATTATGCGGCCACCTTTCCGTTTAATCCTTCTTCAATCATTCTTGCTGCAATAAAGTGTGAAGTGTCTGATGAAAAACCCATTTCAAGTGCGCGTGCATAAAATTCTGCGTACTTCATCATTAGGTTGCTTACTAGCTCTTGTGTTGTTGGCATTTTGTTATCCGTTCCGTAGGGGCCGTTCCCCAATAAGTAAAAGATACTGCCCCTGTATATACAAGCGCAAGCCCAAAGTGGCGTGTTTTGGTAACAATTTGATAACGGTTTGTGGGCGTGTTAGGCTCAAATCTAGGCGTGGAAACTCGAAGAAATTGGGGAATTGCTAGGGTTTCCACGCCTTTCCACGCCTTGCCCTACACTTACCCCTATGACCACTCTCCTAGCCTTTCAGGGGCCTGATTTTGCCATTCTAGGGGCAGATTCTCAGATCACTGACGGCGATAAACGCATCGTCTCGCCGTCAATTCCCAAGATTGTAAAGCTGAACAAATACCTGCTAGGCGTTGCAGGGGATGTAAGACCAGGGGATTTGCTTGCCTTTAATTGGAAACCGCCAGCCTACGATGGCACCGACCCTGTTAAATTTATGGGCAGAAAGATCATCCCAAGCATTATTGCTATTTTTAAGGCAAATGGCTACGACTACGCTAAAGAAGGTGCCAGTTACTCATTCTTGCTGGCATTTGCTGGCAATGTCTTTGAAATTGGCGATGAGCTAAGCATTAGTCAATCTGCCGATGGACTCTATGGGGTCGGCAGTGGCTCTGCCTACGCGCTAGGCGCATTGGCGGGGCAACTGCCCAACCTTGCCCAACCGCAATGGGCGCAGGCACAAATACTTGAAGCGCTAGAAATTGCCAGCAAATATGACATCAACACCGCCCCACCTTTTCAGATAGAAATTCAGCGCCTTTAGCGTGTCGCGCAGTTCAAAGATGTGTAGTATGTGTCATCCTACTCTTTGAACGGAAAGGAATACCAAATGTTTTGGTTAGGTTTAGTTTGTGGATTTATAGGCATCATTTGCCTGTATTTAATTATTGTTGCAGCTTTTGAAATAGGTGAAGGCGAATGAACTTAGAAAAGCAAGCACGCGAACCGCTGTTTTCAATTCATAATCATTCAGATGGCAGCATTGCCCTATACCTTGAAGAACAAGATGCAGTAAAGGATTTAGTCCAAGATGTTGTGGGTGCCTACGAATTAGATGATTTGGATTTACTGCGCCATTCAGCAGATCGCTCAGTTAAATCTGAAAACTACTTTGAACACCTAGATAATGCCCGTGAGAACTTAGGTGAAAACGCACCATTGCTTTGCAATATGAGCGAGCAAGAGGCGTTGATTTTGGCTGAAGATTTGATTCGAGCAGTTAAGTTTGCACGCATTGGGCGCGAGGCTCAAGGCAACTACCCTTCATTGAAAGCGGTAAAATAACCTAATGGCCAATCCCAACGGGCGCAAAGGCGCACAATTTGAAACCGATGTTATGCGTTGGCTTCGTAGTGCTGGTGCTTTGTGCGAACGATTGGTGAAGGCTGGGTCGGCAGACGAAGGCGATTTGTGCGCCGTAGTTGCTGGCAAAACATACATTCTTGAACTCAAGAATCGTAAAACAATAAGTTTGCCTGAATTTTGGCGTGAAGCTGAAGTTGAGGCAGAAAACTATGCAAAGGCTCGCGGTCTATCCGAGGTTCCATTGCATTACATCATTCTCAAGCGCCGAAACGCTGGGATTGAAAAAGCCTGGGTAATCCAGGACCTTCAGCAATGGTTAGCAGAAAAGCATTGAACACATTTGATTTCTTTGTTGATCTACCACGATTTGTTGAAGCCAAGTGTGCAGAGATTGAGGATAAGGATTTATTCTTTCCTGATAACCGCACACAAGAGGCAGAAAGACTGCACCAACTTAAAGCAATATGCGCAAGTTGTATTCACGAAAAGGAGTGTTTGGAGTACGCACTAGAAAAACAGATAATTCACGGCATTTGGGGTGGCTCAACGCCAACCGAAAGAGATGCTGTTGTTGTAAGGGATAAGAATGTCACCTTCAAAGGTATGGCACTTGGAATTATCCAATTACATAAAAAGGGATTGTCTGTCAACGAAATTGCAGGCCAATTGAACACATCGCCTAGTTATGCAAAGCGAGTTGTGAGCAAGTGGTTAGCAACTGAACAAGGAGCAGCACCATTACACCAACAGACAAAAGACTCA